AGCAGCCTTGCCAATGTCCTGGCGCCACCGGCGTCGAGTTGACTCTGGCGTCCCGTCATTGTCCCAGGTGTTCATGTCGTAGAAGCTGTCCTTCAGAACGATCATGTCGGCAGAACGAGACTCATCCTTCTTCGCCTTGGCCTGGCCGGCCGCTACCGCCGCCTTCACCATCGACTCGCGTCGCCATGCCGGTGCGTCCAGGGGGATATCAACCGACACGGACGTTATGACCTTTTGCCGAGCCCCCTTCAGTTGTGGGATCGCCCAGGCGGTTGTCGCCTTGAAGAGGAACAGCTTCGGCGCCGGGGTTCTGATGAGGGCCTGCAAGGCAGAAATTGCCTGCACCTTGCGCCCTTTGTGGGTGCTGTACTTTGCAACCAGGGCATCCCAATGCCTCTGCTCGAGCGCACTGTGCAAACGTGCAGATACCCAGCAGTCCACTTGGGTGCGATCAATGGTGTCAGCACCGCGGGAGCGGACCAGTGTCGCCATATCGCCGCCCTCTTCCTCATCGGCAGAGTTGTAGAGCTTCTGCCATGCCTGCTTGCTGGTGTTGTCGATAGCTTCGGCGGAGAGGGCCGAAACAACTGCGTTCAGAACGCTTGGATAGATCATGCTGCAGCCCTCTTGAGTTCTTTGGTCTTGGCCCGGTATTCGGCGGTCATCGCCTTCAACTGCTCGACGGTGTACTTCTTGGGCTCATGAGGCCCTTCCAGCCACTCCACAGCCTCGGCGCCGATGCGTTTCACCAGCTCGATGCGGTAGTTCACGATGTTCCCGGAAAGCTGGGTGTTGCACTGGGAGCACTGGCGGTGGCAATTCAAGGGCTCGAAGCGCAACGCTGGGTTGCCACCAACCGTCCTGTAATGGCCGGCGTCATATTTTCCTTTGTAGTGACTCCCACAGCTCACGCATGGCAACTCGGCGTCACGGGCTCGCACCCAGGCGTTGAATGCCTTCTGCGTATCCTTGAGATGATCGGCCCGCGTCTTGAGCGCCTCCTTGCGCACCTTGATCTGAGCGCGACCAATCTGCGCCAGGGACTTCTTGGCCTTTTGCTGGTTCACCTGATTGGTGGAAGCATCGGCAATCGCGCATTTCGGACCACATACGGCCTGACCCAGGCGCTGAGGGACGAATAAGGCTCCGCACTCTGCGACACGGCATTTTTTTGGGCGGGGTTGCTTGGCTGTGAGGCTCACTCAACCACCTCCCTCGACTTCTGGCGCTCTGGAGCGAAGTCGCCGCGGAGCGGCATCAGATTCTTTTCATGCTTGATGGCCCACTCCGATCTGAACCGGCACAGCCATCCGCCAACTCCGGCTGCCGGCCTGAACACGTATATTTTCCCCGAGCTTGGCGATACCACCTCCTCGCCAGGCAGTACGAAACGAAGGAGCTCTGCCGTCTCCCCCAAAAAACCGCCAGAAATCACCAGCGCTAGATCCCCGGGCTTGAAGTTATGGCTCATGCGACCTCCTTGAATGCTTCGAACTCAGCCATTTCGGTCAGGCGCTCCTCGGTCAGGGTCGGCCAGTCATGCAGCACCAGGTACGCGCAGCACTGGCGCCAAAAGTCCTGGAAGACCTCTTCGCCCATTGAGTCGTAGGAAAGGCTGCGCGGCGTCTTGCGGGTGAGTTGGCCCAGGCCGGGGATGTCGAACTGCTCTTCATCGCAGCAAACGCCAGACTCAAGTTGCAGGGCCTTGATCGCGTCGTGGGACTGTTTCCCGGAGAATCTGTCGATGTTCTGGCTCAGCACCCGACCCAGGCCGTGGACCAATCCATTGAACCGTGGATTGCGCGACTGCTTGAGGTCCGCTCGGATCTTGGTGTTGATCTTGAAGTCACGCTCACGGAGGATCGACCGGTCGGCGTCGGAGGACGGCACGAACGCGGCCACCTCCTTGCCGGTGGCAGGATCAACCAGGCGGCGCAGCACCAGGTACACAGGCATAGGGCGTGGCTTGGTGGGTTTCGACATCACCTAACCTCCCGCAACAGCTTGAATACCTCTGCGGCCATGTCGCGGCGATCAGGCTCTACAACTCCACGACCTCCACATAGACCGCACCAGCGGCGCTCGAGGTCATAGCCGCGGCATTTTGGGCAAGGTCTAGCTGGAGTCATGGCTGCTCTCCCTGGCCCATGGCGGCGTCGATCAGCGCATCCAGGTCTTCACCGACCATTCCTGCGTAGTGCGGGCCGATCCATTCCACGACCTCGATGTCGTTACTGCGCCCTTTCTGAAGCCACCGGTACCGATCGGCATCCTGGCGCAGCGCCTCGTTCTCGGCCAGCAGCTCCAGCGCCACTTCCTCGAGCGTCTTCTCGCCCAGGAATTCTTGCAGCGCCTCGGTGTTGCGCTTCCAGTCTGAGCAGTCGGCGCGGAATGACGCGGCCTCGGCCCACAGCAGCTTCTGGAGTTTTGTCTTGTCGATGGTCATGTCCATTGCTCCCTGGTCTTCTTGCC